AATATAACAGTATCCCTAGAGGAGTTCTTTCAAACTTCTCTATAATTAAGCCGAAGGAGAGATAAATGGCTATTACAACTGCAATGTGTACTAGTTTTAAGTCAGAGTTATTAGGTGGTTTACACGACCTTGATACTGATACACTTAAACTAGCACTTATTAAAGCATCCCCATCAGGTACATATGGTGCTGCTACAACTAACTATTCTGACGTAACAGGTAACTCTGATGAAGCATCAGGTACAAACTATAATGCAGGTGGGTCAAACTTAGTTGGTGCAACTATCGCTGTAGATGGAACAACTGCTACTTTAGATTTTACTACTGACTTAGTATTCAGTAACGTAACTGTATCTGCTGATGGTTGTATAATTTACAACACTGCAAACAGTAACTCTGCTATCTGTGTCATTGATTTTGGTGGTACAGTATCTGCTACTGCAGGTGATTTAACTATAGAGTTCCCAACTGCTGACGCATCAAACGCTATTGTACGTATAGCTTAAGGGTTAAGGCGGTATGTCCGTTAGTATAAATCAAGCCGTATATGGCACTGGTGTTTATGGAACTGCTCAGTATGGGCAACTTATTGTTGCTATAAATACGGGTGTCTCAGCTACTGGTAACATCGGAACTACTACACAGACAGCTACAGCAAATATTACCTTAACAGGGGTAGGTGCAACTGCTCTTACTCGTACCTTACATATAAATGCTTTTGAAGTAGATATCACAGAACCTTTGTATGGTCCTAATGCTCTTACAGGCTCTGTAGGCACACTTGAATTTGCTAACACTGTAAGTCTTACTGGTGTAGTAGGTACTGAACAAATTGGTACAGTTTCACCAAACATTGCTTTTGGTATTACAGGAGTAAGTGCTACAGGTGCTGTCAACACTGTAACTGACAATGTAACTGAAAAAGTTACAGGTGTTGTAGGAACATTTACCCTTAATGCAGCAGGACTTGATATTAGGTCTATTAATTATGTTCCTGTAACTGGTTCGCCAATGACAGGGTCAATAGGCACTGTAAGTCCGAATGTAGATGAACCAATTGCTACAGGTGTTCAAAGTACAACAGCATCTGGTTCTGTTCAAGTTAATATTGCTGAAAAAGTATCAAGTGTATCTGCGACAGGTGGTATAGGCTCTTTAGAACATAGTAATACTGTAACGCTGACAGGTGTTGAAGGTACTACAGCAGTAGAGCAAGTACAAATAAATGGTTTTGAGATAGATGTCTTAGAAAGACTTGAATCTGTTTCTGCTACAGGTGCAATAGGTTCACTTACAGTTAACATTGTTGAAGATGTTACAGGTGTAGTTGGAACATTCTCAGTAGGTACTCCTACAGTGACAGGCGTCGTTACAACATTCACTGCATCGGCATACGATAGAAGAAATGTAGCTAATACCTTACCTAAACAGACAAGCTCACAAAGGAGGGCTGCTTAATGGCATTGAAATGGCCCGATAAAGATCCTGACGAACAGTTAGACTATTCAATAAATTGGAAACCTGCTCTAGGCACTGATACAATAGCATCAGTCATTTGGAAAATATACGATGCAGATGGTGTGTTACAAACTTGGTCAAACAGTCAAATTGTAAATGGTTTACAGCTTGTTAGTCGAACCAACACAGATACAGTTGCTACAATATATCTAGGCAGTGGTACTGCTTTCACAACATATAAGATTGTGTGTCAGGTGACTGCCAGTGATGCAACCATTCGTGAACAAGAAGTTCGCATAAGAGTCGTGGAGAAAAACTGATGGCTTATGATTATCTCTCCCTTACAAATGAAGTATGTCGCAGACTTAATGAGACAGAACTTACGTCTGCTAACTTTGCTACAGCTACAGGCTTTTATGCACAAGTCAAAGATGCTATCAATGCTTCTATTCGTGATATAAACCAAAAACATTTCAACTGGCCCTTCAATCACAACACAGATGACATAACTCTTACTGCAGGTGAACTAAGATACCCTTTACCAGAAAATGCAAAGTACACAGACTTTGATACTGTTCGTATCTTACGTAATGCTTCACTTGACCTTAACGAAGCAAGAAGACTTAAACAATTAAGCTACGACGAATATGTAGACAGATACATAGATCAAGAAGGTGAGACAGATACTACAAAAGGCACAGTTCCTGAATACATTGTTCGTTCACAAGACGGTGATCTTATCGTCGCACCTATGCCAGACAAAGCCTATACAATTGAGTATGAATTTTTTATGATTCCTGCAGATTTAGACACATACGATGACGTTCCAACAGTACCATTCAGATTTAAACATGTAGTTGTGGATGGTGCAATGTATCATTCATACATGTTCAGAGACAATCTTGAATCAGCTACATTATCTCTCCGTAAATTTGAAGATGGCTTGAAACAAATGAGAACTTTACTTGTTAATGAAAACGTATATGCAAGGGCTGTTTAATGCCTGATAGGTGGCAAACACATTCGTTTGAGTTTAAGGGTGGTTTGATAACCAACCTATCTCCGTATCAACAGGGATTTCAAGCCCCCGGATCAGCACGAATACTTCGTAACTTTGAACCATCAATATTTGGTGGATACACTCGAATAGAAGGATTTGAAAAGTTCGATACAAATGCCCTAAGTAACACAGGTGTTATCAGAGGTATACATCGTTACGATGGAAATGTTTATGCTGTAAGAGGTGATGATCTGTTTAGATCTGCGGGTTCAGGATGGACACAGATAAGTGACAATGCAACTTATAGCAGTGCAGGTGTTACAATAGGTGGAACAGGTAAGGTACGATTTCTGAAGTACGACTTTGATGGCACAGAGAAACTTATGCTTGTAGATGGTACAGGCAAGCCTTACAGATTTGACGGAACTACGTTTGAACAACTATCTTCCTTACCAACTGATACATCAGGTTCTAGTTTTGTAATCAATTTCAAGAACCATATCTTTCTCGGAAACGGTAAAAGTCTTGTTTTTTCTGCTCCTTATGGCGATACGGACTTTACAAGTGCGAGTGGTGGTGGTATAATAAACGTAGCTGATACAATAACTGGATTAATTGTTTTCCGTGAAAGACTTATCGTATTTAGTGAAAGTAGTATAAACGTTCTTAATGGCAACAGTGTAGGTGACTTTCAACTACAACCAGTATCAAGAGACTTAGGGTGTGTTGCTGAAGATACCATTCAAGAGATAGGTGGTGACGTTATATTCTTAGGTCCTGATGGACTCAGACTTTTCTCTGCTACAGATAAAATAGGTGACTTTAGTCTTGCGGCCGTATCAAAAACAATACAAGTTGAGATACTTGATTTAATAAGTAGTAGTCCAAATGGTTTCTCAAGTACAGTTATTCGTGAAAAAAGTCAATATAGAATATTTGGTTATAATACAGGATATACCAACGCTTCAGCAAAAGGGATTGGTGCAACTCAACTAGAAACTGGCATAGCATTCAACGATACACGTGGCATAAATGCTTTTGTAACTTACAGTGAGTATGACGGTTTCGCAGAAAGAATTTACTTCGGCAACGCAGATGGATATATATATCAAATGGAACAAGGAAATACGTTTGCAGGCACAGACATACCTGCCACGTTTGCCACTCCGTTTATCCCATTGGGCGATCCGACTGTACGAAAGACAATATACAAGGGTGTAACATATTTGGATGTAAATGGTGATTTTGACCTTGAATATTCTCTCAAGTTTGATTTTGACCAACCCGATAGTATTCAACCTGATTCGATACTATCAAGTGATGCAGCGGCATCAATAACATACGGTTCAGGTATATATGGAACATCTTTGTTTGGGGTTAAGCAAAAAGCTACATACGAAGTACAAACAATAGGTTCAGGATTTACAGTGTCAATACTATATGAAACAACAGGTGCAAACACAGACGCTGTTTTTACAATAGATGCTGCTACATTGCAGTATTCTACTAACGCTAGGAGATAAAAAATGGGAAACGGATACACCCGTAATGATACAGCAAATAACATTGCAGACGGTAACGTAATTAACGCATCCGATCTCGATGGAGAGTTTGATAAACTTCAGACTGCATTTGACGGTAGTAGTGGACACTCACACGACGGTACAACAGGTGAAGGACCACAAATTGCTGCAGGAGGTTTAGCAAGTAATGCTGTAACAACTGCAAAGATAGCCAACGATGCTGTCACACTTGGAACTAAAACATCAGGTAACTATGTGGCTGCAGGTGCGACATCAGGAACAGGCATAAGTGGTTCTGTATCATCTGAAGGTGGTACGTTTACTGTTACATCAAATGCTACAGATGCTAATACAGCAAATACGATTGTTGCTCGTGATGGTAGTGGTAACTTTAATGCAGGAAATGTAACTGTAGGAAACTTAATTACTTCAGGTAATGTAGATGGGCGTGACGTTTCTGCAGATGGCACAAAACTAGATGGCATTGAAAGTGGTGCAACAGCAGACCAAACGGCCGCAGAAATTAGAACACTTGTTGGAAGTGCTTCAGACAGTAATGTCTTTACAGATGCTGACCACTCTAAGTTAAACGGTATTGAAGGAAGTGCAGATGTAACTGATAGCACAAATGTTGGTTCATCACTTACAGGTTTTACAACAGATACTTCTTTTGTGGGTGGTGATTTAATACCAGTCTATGATGTATCTCAATCACGTTGGGAAAAGGGAACTGTAACTAACGTAGCTTTAGCAGGTCCCACTGGTCCCACTGGTCCTACTGGTCCTACTGGTCCTCAAGGAGTAGCAGGTCCAACAGGTCCTGCAGGTGCTGATGGTGCTACTGGTCCTACTGGTCCAACTGGTCCTCAAGGAGTAGCAGGGCCTACTGGTCCAACTGGTCCAACTGGACCTACAGGTCCTACAGGTCCAACAGGTCCTGCAGGTACTCCAAGCACAAATACTAATGTAGTAGGTTCATACACTTTATGTTTTTCAACTGTTCAGATAGGTAGTTTTAAGAACTTTGGTCAAACAACTAATTCATCCTCTCAGCTTAGACCAACTCACGCTGCGGGTACAAATATCGGGCCTGCTGGACAATTATCTGGCACATGGAGAGTTATGGGATTATCAAACACACAACAAAATTCAAGCGGTTCAAGTTGTGTGAGTACATGGGTAAGAATATCGTAAGGAGTTTAATATGGCTGGCATTATAATAACTGAATATAGAAATGTTGTTTCATGGAATGACGAAAACACAATTTTTGATTTAGAGTTGAATCATCCTACTCATGGTTGGATACCTTTTAATCTAAACATGAGTGACACTGGCTCAGATATAGACATACAGGCACTAAGAACTTTAATAGGTAATAATTTTAGTCCAGTGTCACAACAGATGAAAGATGAATCTGAAGCTAGTGCAGTTCGTTTTCAAAGAGATGCTAGATTGAAGGAAGAGGTTGATCCATTAATTACTAACCAAATTCGTTGGAATGAACTTTCAACTGAAAAGCAAAATGAGTGGATGCAATACAGAACAGACTTACTTAATGTGCCTCAACAATCAGGCTTTCCACATAATGTAACATTTCCAACAAAGCCATCGTAAATGTTAATGGTATTGTTTTTTGTCTACAGATGTTAAAATAGAAACCAAGCTTTATAATTTTGAAATGGATGCACCTATTTCAGAAACAAATTTAAATCTTGAAACTCAGTTAAAAAATAGAATAATTAATTTTTTGTTAAATTGTGATGATGAAATGAAGCATGAAACAAATGTCAAGGCAACAATGACAAATTATTTCATGCACAAAAAAAATCCTGATTTTAAAACTTTATCAGATATAATATTAAAAATTTTACACAAGGTAATAGAAGCAGATAAATTTGATAGCAATGAGTCTTATTTTTACACGATGGATTGTTGGGGAGCAGTTTATTCAAAAGGACATGAAGCAGTAGTACATCATCATTTTCCTTCATTGTGGTCGTGGTGTTATTATTTAAAATGTCCAGAAGGATCTAGTCCTTTAGTTTTTCCAGACTCAAACATTATATTTGAACCTAAAGAAAACGAATTAGTTATTTTTCCTGCTTATTTAAATCACTATGTACCAGTATATGAAAAAGATGAAAAAAGAATAATGATTGCAGGAAATATAGGTTTAGATGCAGTAAGATATGAAGAAATAAATTATAAGAGGTTAAGAGGTAGTGATTAAAGTGATCGAAAAACAAAATATGGAAATGAGACTGAACTGGCAGATGTTTACAGGTGCAATAAGCGAAGGTATCATTGATGATATTGTTGCACAAGTAGACAAAATTGAGCAAGCTAAAACTTTCAACGATGCTGATAAAAGATCTAGAAGTAGTCGCATTTCTTGGATTGATGACAAAAGAGTCTTAAATTTACTATATGATTATGTAAACACGGCTAATTTTAATGCTTTCAACGTTCATATTTTTAAAAAAGCATCGGTACAATACACTGAATATCATGCTGATGAAGATGGGCATTATGATTGGCATCATGACATAAATTGGAATGAAAATAATGGTTTGGATAGAAAATTATCAGTAACTGTACAGCTATCTAATCCTGATGAATATGAGGGTGGCAATTTTGAATTTGGTGAATGTCAAACACCACAGCAAGAAATGAAAACGAAAGGCACTGTCTTAGTTTTTCCAAGTTATTTAAGGCATAAAGTTTCTCCAGTTACAAAGGGCGTGAGGAAATCCTTAGTTGCATGGTTTGAAGGCCCACAGTGGAGATAATTAATTGCCTGATTTTATGAGTGAATATAAATGCGACGACAGTATTTGTAATGATTTAATTGAATTTTTTCGTCAAAACAAACACAATGCTTCTGATGGAAAAACAAATAATACTGTGATAAAAGAGGTAAAAGATTCTATAGATTTAGGTGTTCATCCAAAAGATGACAAAGAACCAGTGCAAAACTATACGAAATTTCTATGGGATTGTATGGAAGATTATGTAAAAATTTATCCTTATTTAAGGGATGTTTATACCTTCTCTATTACAGAGGTAATGAACATACAAAAATATCCTATAGGTGGTGGTTTTAAATTATGGCATACTGAAAGAAATGGAGCTTTTGATTTAACGATAAAAAGAGTTTTGGTTTTTATGACTTACTTAAATGACGTTGAAGATGGTGGTACAGAATTTCTACATCAAAACAAAACAATAAAAGCCGAAAAAGGTAAGACTCTAATATGGCCCAGTGATTGGACTCATGCACATAGAGGTCAAGTATCTTATACAAAAGAAAAGATGATTATAACTGGATGGTTTAGCCACCTTTGGGATTAGCTAGGAATAAAACCACATGAAACTAGAAATGCAGCCTGAATTAAAAGTACAAATGGAACTAGATGCACATGAAAAAGAGTGTGCTATCCGATACCAAACCGTCAACGATAAGCTAGAAACCTTAGACAAAAGAATGTGGCGAATAGAAGCTATGTCTATGGTGGGTACACTTGGGGTGGTGGCTTTGGTTGTAGCAATAGTGATGAAGTAAGGATAAAGATATGCTTCCAGATACAAATAGAGCAATAGACACAGATGCAAAACTTGAACAGGAAATGGCTAACCTCGCAGGAGGAGTTGGTACAAACGTTCCACAAGTGACGGCAGTTAGACCTGAAGTAAAAGATGCCGAGCTTCAAGGCACAGAAGGTGTCACATTAGGTACGACCCCTAAAGCAACAACAGCTCAAACTCCAACTCAAGTCATGCCAACTGCTCCAACTGGCACTGAAGGCGTAGGACAAATAGAAGGCATAGAAAGAACTGCTCCAAGTGTTACCACTATGGATACGGCTCAAATTACGCCTACTGGCGACTACATGCAAGAGGTACAAGGTACAGTAAGTCCTGAAGCCGTAGCTACTGCCCAAACAGAAGAATTAGATAAGCGTGGCACAGTCCAATACCAAATGACACAGCTTATGTCTGCACTCGAAGAAGGTGGTGAGATGCCACCGTGGGCATCCCCTGCAGTTAGAAAAGTGGGTGCGATCATGCAGGCTAGAGGTCTCGGTGCTTCTAGTATGGCTTCTGCGGCCATAACTCAAGCTGTGATGGAATCAGGGATTGCTATTGCCACTCAAGATGCAAACAAATACTCTACAATTCAATTACAGAACTTGAACAACAAACAGCAGACTGCTTTAGCTAATGCTGCTACCTTTGCGGCAATGGACAAGGCTAACTTATCTGCAAGGCTACAATCAGCAGTAACAAACGCCCAATCACTATTATCTGTAGACACAGCTAACCTAACTGCTCAACAGCAAACAAACACACTAAACTACAATGCTCTCACCCAAGCTATGTTCAAAGACGCAGCAGAAGAGAATGCAAGAAGAGAGTTCAATGCTAAGAACGAGCTACAGGTACAAGAATTCTTTGCAGAGTTAGGTTCGCAGGTAGAAACAGCCAATGCAAATAGAACTGCTGCCATAAATCAATTCAACGTTGGTGAAGCAAACGCTATGAACCAATTCAATGCTTCCATACAAGATGCAAGAGATAAGTTCAACTCTAATATGCAATATGCTATCGATCAATCCAACGTGAACTGGAGACGACAGGTTAACACAGCCGATACAGCTATACAAAATGAAACTAACAGAATTAATGTTCAAAACCTATTCAACATGAATCAGTCTGCTTTGAATGCTCTGTGGCAAAAGTACAGAGATAATGCTGCTTGGAACTTTCAAAAGTCTGAATCAGCCTTGCAAAGACAGCACGAGATTGGTATAATGGCTATGGAGTTTGCTAACGCAAAAGAAACTTATACCAGAGAACAAAAAGATAGTATCGGCATAGGAGTAGGTAACTGGCTTGCTACTTGGGCAGCTATGTAAAAATGAAGAGGAATTAAATAATGTCATGGTGGGATAGAATAGTTGATTGGGGTGCGGAAGCGATAGGGTATGAGGACGTAGCAGACTACTCTGATTTTGCAGGAGATGCCTATAGTGCAGGCAGACAACTTATCAGAGATGTAGATGATTTTCTTGAAAGTGATACTTTTGGGTTTATTAAAAAGGGTGCTAAAGCTTACGGGACAGCGGCAGGTTTATTTGATGCAGACGGTAAAAGAACTGGGCAACAACCTTTTAAACAAGCTCGAACAAGACAGTCAAGAAGCTACAGAGGTATGTTCCCCGGAAGTGGTGGCACTCCCTCATATCAAGCAAGTCAAGTCAACATGGCAGTCGGAGCTAATAATCCGAACATACAAACTGCACTAGCAGCCTTGATGAATGCTTCATACAACACACAAATGAATAACGTGGTTAGCCAATTTACTGTTAGTCCTACTATCGGACAAGGTAGGAAGACAGCAGTGGGTACGACCTCACTACAGCGTAGCCAAAGAATGAGGACAGCTTAATGGATGAAATGGACATGGAAGCACCTGTAGGTTCTATAGAAGCGAAAGACCCTTTTGCAGTAGCACCTCCCGGACATTCTCTAACACAAGACAACTCACGATGGGCATGGGGTAAGCCACCTCAGATAACAGATCCTGAAGAAGCTTTGGAAGTTGCAATATCATCTCTGCAAAGACCTAAAGTACGAGACGAGATGTTTAAGCTACTTTATACAGGAATATCTGTAGAGGTTATGGTAGAAGGCTACGTGCTACAAGCTTTCCACGATGGTAAGTTTATGCCTGACGTAGGAATGCTTATTCAACCGCCACTCGGTATGTACATCGCACACATGGCAGAAGAAGC